TTTTCAAATTTCCAGCTCGCTTCGCTCGCAAATGAAAAAGTGAACCTCGAGACCGCCATCGGCCTCTTTCATGCGATTTGATGCATTTTGAGCTTGACCGCGCCACTTGACAACCGGTAAAATGCTCAACACCACGCTCTCCCTTCCCAAGGACCAGACTGCCATCGCATCTGTACATCAGAAGAACTTCTGATAATTCGTGCAGATGTTCAGCTTGATCAATACGGGCACTTCTCCAATGATACGCTCACACACCCACACACACGCCCCAACCCAACGTGCAACCCCGCAAGCCAACCCCCAACCTCGCAAGCCAACCCCCAACCTCGCAAGCCAACTTCCAACCTCGCAAGCCAACCCCCAACCTCCCAAGCCAACCCCCAACCTCGCAAGCCAACCCCCAACCTCACCCGACATCACGCCGGCCCGCAAGCGGCCCAAAGCGGCACAGCCGCAAATGGAAGCCACGCCTCGATCGCCACCGTCTACCCGCGCCTTCATCGGCCGCATCCTGCGGCTTCAAAAGCCGGAAGGGCATCCATGCCCAGCGCTCGCCGCTTCGGGCCGGCATCCATGCCGACACGCGGGCGGTTTCTCTTCTGCCGCCTCCATCGCCCGCGTGCTCGGCCCCAATCCTGGGCCGCCCCTGCATGGCCGGGGAGGCCTGCTTCAGCTATGGCATGGCGGCGGCTTCGCCGCGGCTATCGCCGCCAGCCGCCAGAGGCCATCCATGGCCAAAGATCGCCGGCATCCTGACCGGCTCCTCAAATGCCGCCGGAGTACCGGCCCCCAGAATGATCAAAGCGGCAGTTCTCTAGGCGGCTATCCCTCTTACCCCTATACTCGTACACGCCCCCCTATCCAAAGTTCACCACCCAGGAGCATGACATGCGCAACCGTATCCTCGGCCACAAGATCGTCAGAGCCGGCGACCTCGTCCCCCATGAACTCAACCCAAGAGTTCACACCCAGGACCAAAAGGATGCACTCGCGTCAATCATCAAAGAAGTCGGTTTTTCCAGAAGTGTACTTGCCTACCAGCTACCCGATGGCCGTCTCAAACTAATCGACGGTCACTTGCGCACAAGCGAGATGGACCCCGACGAGGACATCGAGGTCGAAGTGCTCGATGTAACAGACGAAGAGGCACGCAAGCTACTCCTCACCATCGATCCCCTCGCCTCACTCGCCAACTATAACGACAGCCAACTCATGCTCCTACGAGACGTGACAAAAGCTGACGACGATATACTCAACGCCTTGTGGTCCTCCCTCCACCAGGAGGAGCCCAAGCAAATCACCGAAGCCAAAAAGGACAAGCGAGAGCCCACCCTAACCGCTCAATGGCTAATCATCATCGACTGCCTCAACGAGACCGAACAGCACAGAATTCTCCACGAATGCCAACTCAAGGGATTCACCTGCAAGGCGGTAACCTCATGAAGATCACCGTAACATCCCCCGTCCACCCCAGCGCCAGAGTCACCATGCTCCAAGGACTATTTGACATCGCTCCAACCAGCAACACCACGATCACCTGGGACACTCAATTCGAACACCAGCTCACCCAACAACCATGGAACATCGGACTCATCCACGGACCCAGCGGCTGCGGCAAAAGCACGATCGCCAACAACCTTTGGCCAACCGCCCCACGCCCTGTCTTCCAATTTGACCCCAACAAAACCGTCATCGATCATTTTCCATCCCAGGCCACCCTACGAGAGATAACCGAAATCCTCTCCAGCGTCGGATTCTCCAGCCCACCCGCCTGGCTCAGGCCTTACCACGTCCTATCCACAGGCCAAAAGTTCCGAGTCGACATTGCCCTCGCCCTCACCCTCGCCCAGCCAAACACCCCCGTAATCTGCGATGAATTCACCAGCGTCGTCGATCGCCAAGTAGCCCAGATCGGATCCGCCGCAGCAGCCAAAACCATACGAACACGAAACCTCCAATTCGTGGCCGTCTCATGCCATTCCGATATCCTCGAATGGCTCAACCCCGATTGGACTTACCAACCAGCCGAGAACCTATTCTCATGGAGGTCGCTTCGGCCAAGACCAAGCATCAACACGCAAATCTTTCGCACAGCGCCATCGGCGTGGAAACTATTCGCACCCCATCACTATCTGAGCCACGACCTAAACCCTGCCGCACAATGCTGGCTCGCCACCATCAACAACGAACCCGCCGCATTCTCCGCCTGGCTCACATTCTTCGGGCGAGGCGCCAAAGCCCGCAGAGAACACCGAACTGTTTGCCTACCCGACTACCAGGGCGTCGGCATTGGCAACGCCCTATCCGCCACGATCGCAGCCATGTGGACCGGCCTCGGCTTTCGCGCCATGAGCACCACCACCCACCCCGGCATGATAGCCTCACGCACCCGATCGCCCCTATGGAAACTCAATCGAGCTCCCGCCCTCAGCGGCGGCAAAGACTCCGTACCCCACGCAACCACTCGACTCACCGCCGGCTTCCTCTACTCCGGACCAGCAATGAAACCCATCATCGCCAAGGCGCTCCTCGCATGAGACTCTCCCACAAACTCGACCAGGAAATCGAAAACACCATCCTCGCAGCAATACGCCAAGGCGCTTGGCTCCAGGACGCCTTCCGCATAGCCGGAATTCCCGACTCCACCTGGCGACGATGGATGGACCCCGCCCTAACCCGAGGCCGCTTCTACAACTTCCAAACCAAAGTAAAACAGGCCCAGGCCCAAGCCCGCTTCCTCGCCGCCCAAGCCGTCAAAAAAGAAGACCCATTCAAATGGCTCGCCAACGGACCAGGCCGCGACCAACCAGGCGAACCAGGCTGGGCGTCGATGACCAATCCCCACGAACCAACCGACAACGCCCAAACCGACCCCATGCAATTCCCAGACTTCGTCAAATTCGTCAACAACGTCCGCATAGTCATGGCACTCTTCCCCGAAGCCAGGCGAATGCTCGACGAGCTCCAGGCCGAGCCAACCATCAAACCTATCCCCCAAGACCAACCATCCACTCCCCAGCCCGAACACGAATAGACCTTGGATCCTCCGGGCTTCCGCGGAGTACCGCTCCAGCCCTCGCCCTCCCACCTCCCCGCCGCCGAGCATCCTACTCGGCGGCCTACCCCCCCCCATCGGTATACCGGCCTCCTGCCGGCAGAGTAACGGATTAACCGATACATCCAGTTCACTCCACCAACAGCTAGACCACCCCACCTGGCCGTCTCACCTGATCGCGTAGCGATCTCGAAAATCCAAAAATCCTACCCACCATTCCATCGATGGTGAAAGGGTGGGCGAGAATCCAGACTTCAGCTATTCCGCTCAACCAATCTTCCCCCACAAAATGCGACCGCTGCATGCCGCCCACGATCGAGGTTGCCAGACCTTTCAAGGAGCTTCAATTAAATCCATCGAGTACAATGGATTTAATCGACTCCTCCATGACAGGCCCGGTCCTGGATGATCATGGGCGGCATTCCGCTAAAATATCGAAAATACCCTTGACACCATATCCCCGATTATGGTGTAATACACCCCAATCGCAGCGCCCAACCAGGAGAACCACCCATGCTACGCATCGCTATCGTCGGATCACGCAAATATCCCCGGCTCCACCTCATCCCCCATCTACTCCTCGGCATCATCCCGCCCCGATCGCGAATCGTCACTGGCGACGCCAGAGGCGTAGACGCCAAAGTCATCGAGACCACCACTCTCCTCGCCCTCAATCCCGCAAGCGGACACACTCTCGACGTCCACCAGGCCAACTGGGCCCATCATCAGAAGCAAGCCGGCCCCATTCGCAATAGCGCCATCCTCGCCGCCTGCGACATCCTCATTGCCTTCTGGGATCTCAAATCAAAAGGCACCGAGGACATCACAACCCAAGCCTACCGGCTCGGAATCCCAGTCCACATTTACGGACCCGACGGCAAACTTCTCCCCGACCAGCCTTCCCTATTCGAGCCCATACAAACCATTTATCTCCCAGACCTATCCGACATTCCTGCTCCCCCCCTGGGTATCTACAACGAGCAACCCGTCAGCGTTTAGTTATTTGAGCACCCGCTCCCACCTCTTTTCCAAAGGAGGCCACCATGGCCAAGTTAGAACCAGGACGGTACAAGGCGCGTATCCTGTACCACGTCATGACCACCAACAGCGCCTCGAATCCCGAACTCAGGATGACAGTCCTCCCCTACGCCGGCATCGACGGCGCCGTTCTCCCAGCCGGCTACACGCCGACACCCCTAACCATCTTCATGACCATCACTCCCGGCACCATGGGAACCGCCCTCAAACCCGGCTGGGTCCTCCAGACACTCCGCCACCTGGGCTTCGCCAGTCGCGACCTCTCCACTCTCGATCCAGCCAGCGACGCCGCCCATTCATTCACCGGGCGCGAAGTCCAAATCCTCGGCACCGAGGATACCTACAAAAACAAGAAGCGGACACGCTGGAACATCCTGCGCCATATCGACGAAAGCAAACCCATCGCGACAAACACACTCCTGGCCCTCAGCGAGCAATACAGCGACGCCCTCAGCACCCTCCTCCCTAAACAAACCGAACCCGATCCATTCGAAATCGACCCGCAACCCCAATCTGCAACCAACGGCGACCCCGCCGCCATAAAGCCCACCCCATCCAACCCCTACGAACGCACCAACCCCATCAAGAAAGCGAGCCGCAAATGACACTAAACGAAATTCTCGAAACTCTCGAAGAATCCCAGCGAGCCGTCATACGCTACCAGGCCGACATCACAAGCCCCATGTCCGACACTATCAGCGCCCAAGCCACCCAGGCGAAACTACAAACCCTCGAAAACAAAATCCGCCAAACAATCAAGCGGATTTTAACCGAACCGCTAGACGACGACATCTAATAACCTAAGCAAAAAAGCCGGCGACATTAGTCGCCGGCCTCCTACCCACAAACCCTAACGAGAACTACCATGCTCACCAGCCAAGACAAACTCACCGCTGCCCTCCTCTACTTCAGCTACGCCTGGCAAGTAATCCCCCTCGTCGGCAAGCGCCCCGTAACCCAGTGGACGACCGACCCCGCCCTTAACCAACGCGCCATCGAACTCCTCTTCGAGGCCGATAGCCAACTCAACATCGGCGTCAAGATGGGATCCCCAAGCAACCTCATGGGGCTCGACCTCGACGGAGAAGCCGGCTTCAACCTCTTCGAGGAACTAATCCCCAAGGAACTCCGAGTCCCGACCTTCACCTTTCTCACTCCCAACAACGGCATCCGCTACCTCTACCGATGCCAGGGACACGTCACCCCAAAGAGCATCCGCCACAACGGCAAAGAAGCCATCCGCATCCTCGGCGACGGCACCCAAACCGTCATGCCTCCATCCAGCATCAACGGCCGCCAATACCGCTGGACCCACACACACAACCTCGCCGAGTACCCAACCGCCATTATCGAAAAACTCACCCAGCCCTTCCCGCCACCCCTGATCAAACCAACCATGCCGGCGCCAATCATCGGCAAAGCCGACGCCTACTACCGAGCCCGCAAATACATCCAGGCCTGCGATCCCGCCATATCCGGCAGCGGCGGCCATAACCAGACCTACAAGATCGCCGTCCGCATAACCCGCGGATTCGGACTCTCCTTCCACGAGGCCCTCGACCTCCTAATGAATGAGTACAACCCGAAATGTCAACCACCCTGGACCGAAGACGAAATCGTGCACAAGCTCGAAGACGCCCTCAAAACCGACAAACCTTGCCGGAACCTCATATAACACATGGGTGTATTACACCCCAACCGAGAAAGGACAGAAATGTCAAAAGGCTCCCCGATCGTCCCAATCCGCGTGCCACCAGGATTACTCGAAGACCTCGACATCAAAATCGAAGAACTCAACGAGCGCACCCGAGGAACCCCATTCAACCGGACCAGCTTCATCATCAAAGCCATCCGCGAGAAAATCGATCATATCCATCGATCCCGCAGAAAGACGAGAAACCACACAACCCACAAGGAGACCCCACATGAGCCAGTTAGCATTCCCGAATAACCAGGGACACGGAGGAATCGACACCCGCACCTACATCGCCTCCATCATCCTCGGCGGCATGCTAGTCACGAACGCCACCGACGAAGGCCCCAGGCAAACACCCGACGAGCTCGCCATGCAAGCTATCCTCCAGGCCGACGCACTTATCAACGCCCTCAAGGACTTCCCACCATGATCACCCGCGCCAAATGCCACCACTGCCAAAGCACTAACCTCGAGCCATACGACCCAGGCCTACCCGCCCTGGCCGTCTGCCTCGACTGCGGCCTGAAGACCTTCACCGACGAAATTCTCCTTGACACCTGGCAACCCAGCGACATAAACTCAAGCAACCATGACGCCGGCACAAATGACACGCCTGATCTATGACCCGACCGAGGTCCTCGTTGCCGCCGGCTTCACCCCTGACCCGTGGCAACGAGAATTCCTACGCGCCCACCATCCGCAGTCACTCTTAAACGTATGCCGCCAGGGCGGCAAAAGCCGAGCCGTATCCGCCCTCGCCATTCATACCGCCCTCTTCACAAAAGCCAGCACAACCCTAATTCTCAGCCCAGGCCAGCGCCAATCCACCGAAGTCTTTCACAAGATCATCCAGGCCTACAACGCACTCGAGCGCCCAATCAAAGCCGAGTACGAGACCCAACTAAAACTCGAACTCAAGAACGGATCCCGCGTCCTCTGCCTACCAGGCAAAGAAGAAACCGTTCGCGCCTACAGCCCCGAACTAATCCTAATCGACGAAGCCAGCCGCGTTCACGACGACCTCTACAAAGCAATCCGTCCCATGCTCACCGTCTCCAAAGGCCGGCTCGTCGCCCTCTCCACTCCATTCGGACAACGAGGCTGGTTCCATCGTGAATGGCACCAGCCCAGCGGCTGGCACAAAGTCAAGGTCACCGCCGCCGACCACCCTCGCATCGGCCCCGAAATCCTCGACAAAGAACTCGCCAGCATGGGCCAAGCCTGGATCGACCAGGAATACATGTGCATGTTCACCGCCATGCAAGGACTCGTCTACCCAGACTTCGACAAATGTCTCCAACCGATCGATCCTACCCAAATATGGGGCCAACACATGGGCGGCATCGACTGGGGCTGGCGCAACCCATTCGCCGCCATCTGGGGCACAATGGACTCCGACGACACACTCTGGATCTACGGAGAACGCTACCTACGCCAAACCCCCCTCCACGAACACTGCAAAGCACTCCCGAAAATTCTCTGGTACGCCGACCCCGCCGGCCGCACCGAGATCGAGGAGCTCCGGGCCGCCGACCACCTCGTCAGACGAGGCCATAACGGAATCCGCCTCGGCATCGCCGCCATATCAGCACGCATCCGCGATGGCCGCCTCAAAATCGACCCCGAACGATGCCCCAACCTCATCGCCGAAGCCAACCTTTATCGCTACCCCGACGACAAAGAACGCATAGTCTACGGCGAAAATCCAATCGACGACAACAACCACGCCCTCGGCGCCCTTCGCTACCTCATCAGCAGGACCGACGCCAAATTCCTGGCCAAACTCCGTAACACCCAGACCGTCGAAGGCCAAATAACCGAGACCGAAGACTCAACACCCAACCCAAAAACCGATCGCAAACGCACCTCGGTGTTCGACTATTTCAAAATGATGGACGAAGATACATGGACCACAATCAACTAAATCTCCCCGTCGCCAGTCCGAATAATCACCCCAGCGCCAACAAGCTCCTCGAGCAGCTACGCTCCACGGCCTGGGCGTGCGCCTCCATCAACTCCGCCATATGCGCCACTTTCACTCCCACACTCTACGTCCGAACAGCCAAACACCAGCCCACACCCAAATGCGAAACTCGAACCATCCAACCACGCGCCCTCAAAAGCCTCCGTGACAGGCTCGAAATCAAATCAGACATCGAACTCAAAGAAGTCGCCAACCACCCAATTAACAAGCTCCTCGCCGACCCCAACAAATATCACACCAGCTACGACCTCTGGGAACTAACCACCCTTTATCAGGAAACCGTCGGCAGCTGCTTCTGGCTCCTCGACTTCAACGCCCTCGGACGACCTATCGCCATCTGGCCCCTCCCATCCCAGTGGGTCTTCATTTGGCCATCCCCGGATGGCACCTTCTTCTACCAATTCCGAGGCGAACAATACGACGAACACCAAATCATCCACTTCCGCTACCCCGACCCCAGCAACCCCTACTACTACGGCCTATCTCCCCTTCGCGCCGCCCAAAACGAGGCCAAACTCAGCACCACCTACGCCGAGCTAAAACTAGCCCGCTTCGAGAACCGAGCCGCCCCAGACGTCGTCATCAGTCCCAAAGAACCAATCGGCCTCGAAGAACGCAACCGCCTCGAAGCCTCCTGGGACGCCAAATTCCGACGCCGCGGCAACGGCAAAGCCTACGTCTCAGAAAGCGAAATCACCGTCGACCTCCTCAACGGCCAAATGGGAGACCTAGCTCTACTCGCCGAGAAAGGCAAAAACGCCGAAGACATCTGCAACGCCTTTCACGTCCCCCTATCCATGCTCTCGACCAACACCAACCTCGCCAATCTGCAGGCCAGCGAAGCCCAACACGCCCGCATCGCCATCAACCCGCGCATCCGAAGACGAGACGAGAAGCTAAACGATCAACTCATCCCCTACTTCGACCCATCGAAACGCCTCTTCCTCTGTTCCCCCGACGCCGATCCAGGCAACGGCGAAGATTGGCGAACCATACAATCCGCCGCCCAATACGGCTGGCAAACCATCAACGAAATCCGAGCAACCCAAGACCTTCCACCCGTTACCTGGGGAGACAAGCCATGCACACAACCAATACCGGGCCCTTCGGCTTCCCCATGACCGACGACCAGGCCCGCGCCACCGAGGACCTCTTCAAACGAGCCGCCGGCCCATTCCAGCACGCCCTCACCGCCATCAAGGCACTCGAAACCAACCACCGCACCGACATAAGCTGGATCAGTACCGAAACCGCCGACCGCTATAACCACATCGTCCTCGCCGACGGCATGGACGCCACCGCCTACCAACTCAACCCCATCGTCACCCTAAACCACGCCTACGACATTCCACCCATCGGCAAGAGCCTCTGGCAACGCTCCGCCCGCAGAGCCGGCACCAAAGGCATCCAGGCCATGACCCACTACCCCGAACGACCCAAAGACCTCCAGGGCGAATGGGCACCCGACCTCGCCTTCGCCCAGGTTTGCGCCGGCCTCCTTAACGCCAAATCCATCGGCTTCATACCCCTCGAAATCGAAGAACCCGCCAACCCCGACTACCCCCTCATCGTCCGCAAATGGGCGCTTATCGAATATGCCCTCGGCACCATCCCCGTAAATCCCGAAACAACCGTCATCCAGATCAACAAGACCATCCCTCGCCAAACCAATCCCCTCGATGAACTCATCCAACGAATCCACCAACTCGACGCCAACGAAATAGTCAGAAATGCGCTTGACAGAGCCAAAGGCCTCGCCTAGCCTTGATCCACCACTAACAGGAGCCACCATGCAACTCATCCTCACCCAAGACTACCTGGGACACCAAGTCGGCACCACTATCGAAATCATCGATCCCACCATCGCCAAATCGATGATCAACCAGGGCTACGCCAAAGCCTCTCCCCCCGACCCAATTACACTCGCCATCAACGAAGCCGTCGCCGGCCTCGGCCTTCGTGTAGACCACGCCCTTGAACTCGCCCTCCAGGAGCTCGCCAAAGCCCAGACCAAAAGCCGCAAGAACGGCATCCCCCACATCCTCGCCGGAGCCGACCGCGACCCCAAGAAAACCTTCGGCGCCTTCCTCCTCGCCGTTCGCAAAGGCGACCGAAAAACCCTCGAAGAAATGGGATCCACCTTCGAGAACTGGGAAACGAAAACCGCCATGGACACCGAATCCGGCGCCCACGGCGGCTTCCTACTCCCAACCGAGCACTACGACCAGGTCATGATGTACGCCATCGAATCCAGCATCATGAGACGCTACGCCATGATCATCCCCATGGGAACCCGCGAAACCGATGTCCCTTGCCTCGACGTCGTCACCGCCCCCACCGCCGGCAACAACGCCATGCTCGGCGGCGTCGTCTTCAACTGGACAGAAGACACCGGCACCGAAACCGAAACCGAACCCAACCTCAAACAACTCCGCCTCATCAATTACGAGCTCACCGGCTACAGCTACCTCAGCAACACCCTCCTCGAAGACGCCCGCGGACTCGAAGCCATCATCTCCATGATCTTCGGCGTCGGCATCGGCTGGACCGAAGACTACGCCTTCTTCCACGGCAACGGAGTCGGCAAACCCCTCGGCGTCATCAACTGGGCCGGCCTCATCAGCGTCACCCGATCCGGCGCCTCCGCCTTCGCCATCGCCGACTACGCCGCCATGATGGCCCGGCTAATACCAACCAGCGACATGAAACGCTGCTTCTGGGCCTGCCACCCAACCGTCTTAGCCAAACTCTACGCCCTCACCGCCGGAAACATCCTCTACGTCGGCACCTTCCAAGAAACACCAGGCGGCCGCAAACTTGGCGGTCTCCCCCTACACGTATCCGACAAACTCAACGCCCTCAACACCGCCGGCGACATTCTTCTATGCGACGGCGGCGGCTACGTCATCGGCGATCGCAAAAACACCAGCATCGCCTACAGCTACGACGCCCGCTTCACCAATAACCAAACCGTCTGGCGAGTAGTCCACCGCGTAGGCGGCAGGCCCTGGGCTACCGACAAAACAACATTACCCGACGCCACCTCAACCGTCGGACCATTCATAGCCCTCGCAGCAGGATAATGCACGAAACACCCCCTCGGCAACGACACTGGCTAGTTCCCGACCTGGTGCCCATCAACGCGGGGAACCAAACCGGCCGAGCGAAACCAATCAGTCAGCCGAGGGGAGTGTATTACACCTTAACCGGAGTCCAACCATGATGAAAACCTACGAAGAATTCGCCGCCATCGGCTACCTCGCACCCATCGACGCCAACGCCCTCAACACCAACCTCACCGCAATCGACATGAGCCTATGGTCCGAAATCGCCGTCATCCTCCAATACGGCGTCGTCGCCGCCTCAGAAACACTCGCCCTCACCGTCCAGGATAGCGCCACCAGCGGCGGCAGCTACGTCCAAATCAGCGGCAAACTTTGGAACGGCATCAACACCGACGACGGTCGAATTATCTGGATCAACGTCCTTGCCGAGGAAATGAACCCAGGCGCCCGCTTCATCAAAGTCTTCTACAACTTCTCCGCCCACAGCGCTCTCGCCTCCATCCTCGTCCTCGGCCGAGCCAACAACCCACCCGCCACCGACAACAAACTCGCCGCCGAAACTGTCGTCGACTAAAGGACCAACACCATGGGACTCCTCCTCGACCCCACCCAGGCCTTCCGCGGCTTCGTCCCCGTAAACATGGCCACCGGCGCCAACAACAGCGACTGGATCGCCTTCGGCCCCTTCGACCGCGCCTGGGCAATCTTCTACAAAGCCGCAGCCGCGTCCGGAGTCGAAGACCCAACCATGACAGCCCTCCAGGCCACCGACGTCGCCGGCAGCGGATCCAAAGCCCTAAACTTCGTAGCCGCCCAGACCTGGACCAAGACCAATGCCGACCTAT